CCTTAACCATCTTACTTTCAGATTTCATTGGCATATATCATATAATAATATTTTATTTTCTATTTTAAAAAAATTGTATACGAGGTAATAATTGTTGTTGAGCTTCTGGTTGTTGAACTATTGTTTGTTGTTTCACAACTGGAGTATATGATTTTTGAGATTTCTGCTTTTTAACATAGACAATTTCTTCTTCTTCTGATTCGCTTTCAACTTCTACATATTTAATTACTTTCTTTTTTTCCTTTTTAATAACTGGAGGAGCTTGTTTTTGTTGTTTTTGTTGCAATATTTGTTGCTTTTTTAATTCCTTTTGTTTTATTTGTTCTGCTTGTTTTGGAGTATATCCATTTTCATCTAAACCATCGGATTCATCACTATCATCATTATCAATGCCAAATGCTTCATTTATTTTTTGTTCTTGTTTCAATCTTTGTTGTACCTTTTTTTCTAAAGCAGCATTCATTAAATCTTCTTTTATTTTTTTCTTTTCAGCCCAAAGCTCAACAAGTTTAGCACGACCTTTTGCTAAATTTTCTTTTACCTTATCACTTTTACCTCTTCCATCAATTTTTTCTGGTTTAGTAATAACTGGATTTTCTTCTTCTAAAGTCATCATTATTTTTTTAGATTTTTTTGGAGCTTCAATTGGTTCTTGGATTTCTTTAGGAGATTCTTGGTTTATTGATTCATTAACTGAACTTTTAGCAATAGATACTTTTAAAGATTTTTTAGCAATAGAATTTGTATTAACTGATTCCATTTATATATATTAATAATAAAATTAATTTGAAAAATTCAAAAAATAATATTGTTAATTATTATAATAAGATGGATAAAAAGTTAAGAGATGAAGTTAAATCTTTAATAAAAATGGGATTACCAGAGAATTTAGCAATTATAACTGCTTGTGCTAATAAAGGAATACCAGACCAAGCAAAAGAATATTTAGAAGAGTTACAAGAAGAGCAAGAAGAAATTAAAAATCTTTTAAGCAACTTTGCGCCTTTAACTGAAACCATAAAGTTACAAGAAGAAGGAACTAAAGCAATAACATTAGAAGTACTTCCATTACCACCGTCATTGATAAAGTGCGATGACATAAATAATGAAATGACAATAACAGAAAATTAAAATTCATAATATTAAAATGTTGTAATATTATAAATGATTAAAACGTTTTCAAGACTATATAATATAGGTAGTAATAAAGGTAGAATTAATAGTGACTTTTGCTCACAAATTCAAATATCATTACCTGATTTAACATTTCATCAAGACCATATTCAAAATGCTTATTTAAGTGTAGTTCACGCAGAAGTACCAAATTCATTTTATATTGTGAATTATACGAATAATCAATTTATTTTAAATAGCACTACATACACGCTCACAAGAGGTAACTATAATGTCAATACTTTTATAACGATGTTATTAGCAGCAATTCCAGTTGGTTATGGATTAACCTATAATTCAGCAACAACGAAACTTACAATGACAAATGCTTCTTCCTTTACAATAAACGCAAACTCAACGGCTTCAACTGTAAATAGTATAATGGGTTTAGGAAAAACTGCTTTAACAGGAACTTCAATTACTTTTCCTAATGTTGTGAATTTTATTCCATTGCAACGAATAAACTTTAGGAGTAATTACTTTAAATTTGGTTGTTATTCAACGGCAGATAATTCAAGTGATATTTTTTTACCATTACAAAATAACGCAGGACAAAACTCAATCATTAATTATACAAATCAATCACAGAGTAAGTTTTTGATTCAAGATAAAAGTATTACAACATTTGTAATCAATGTAACTGATGATTATGGGAATTTAATTAATTTTAATGGTATTGATTGGTTAATGACAATTCAAATAGATATAGATTATTTAGAAACACCAAAAATAACAAATTTTGGTAATATATTGTCACAAAGAAACTTTTAGAAAAAGTTTCGCAAAATTTGACTCCATCTTTTTTTTGGACTTTGTCTGAATAGATAGTTTTAGGAAAAAGTAGAATTCTTTGAAATTTTAATAATAAAAATATTATTATAATCTATATAATGGCTACTACTATGTTTCCTTCCTCCGCTATGGGCTTACCTACTTCTTTGAAGTATGACCTTCCCCCTTCTATGTCCGACTCTGCTCGTTCTTACTCTGTTAACGTTGCTCCTGATGGTATCACATCAGTTGCTGGAGGTGCTGCTACTACCACCGCTTTCGTTGCCAATAGTACTGGACAGTTTGGTAACTTTACCGCACAAAATGTTTCTTTCACTATTCCTTCCGGTATGAGTGACTCAGTCTTCCTCGACCCTGTTTCTACTACTCTTTCTTTTTCTTTGAATTATCAAGTAACCACTGCTTCTTCTGCTGCTACAGGAGGTTCTATTAATTTGATTGGCTCTGGTGCTTCTTGGTTTGATGCCCTTGTTCTTTACTCTAACAATACCCCCATTGAGACCATCAATCAGTATGGTCTATTACAAAACTTTATGTTACAAAATACTGTTAACCAGAGTGAGCGAAACGGTGGCATAAGTATTGCTATGGGTGCTGATTCTAACTCTGCTAACGGTCAAGAAATTGCTCACGGTACAATTGCTACTTACAAATACACCTTCTGTATTCCTTTGCTCTCGGTCATTGGTGTTAACAGTGATAAGATGTTCCCTGTTGGTTCGGTTAATAATTTACAGCTTGTTATGACTACCGCAAATTTGACTCCTCTTGTTTCATATTGTACTGCTATTACCACTCAACCTGTGTTTACTCCTTTCACACTTAACGAATTTCAACTTAATATGAAGTATGTTGATGTTGGTGATATTGCCGCCGCTCAATTGAGACAAACCCTTCAAGACGGTAAATGGTATATGAAATCAACCACCTACACTAACTCTGCTGTTAATATTCCTTCTGGTTCAAGTGGAGCGCAGCAGTTGTTACTCCAAATTAGAAATAGTTCTGTTAAGTCTATTATTCATCAATTTGGTATTGCTCAAAGTGCTGCTTGCCCTAACCAATATTACGATGCTATCAATCCTGCCTTAACCAGTAGACAAGTACAGATTTCCGGCAGCTACTTTCCAAACCGACCCCTGAATGATTCGCAAAGACCTGCTGAAGCCTATCCTTACCTTATACAATCTTTGGGAGGTGGAATTGCTAAATCACTTGGAACGGTTGTTACGGTCGATTCTTACAATGCTGTTATACCATCTGCTCCTACTAACTCTGATTCCAGATTAGTCGTTCCTGCTGTTGGTCTTCGTGCAGCTTGGACTGGTTCAGATAATACTAACACACAGATTTCTAAATTTCCTAATGGTGCTTTCTACGGTTATGACCTCGAGAAGAGTGCTGGTATTCTTTTTAGTGGTATTAATACCAGAGCATCGCCTCCTTTCCTCAATTTGTTTTTGGGAGTTGCTTCTTCATCTGCTATTACTTGTCAAGCTTGGGGAATGAGTGATGTCGTCTTAGTCTTTGATGCTGTATCAAAACAAGTGACAGCTTTCATTTAAGCAAGTCACTAAAAAAATAAGACTAAAATTGAAACAAAGAGAGAAACATATGATGCCGATAAACCAAAAGATTTATAGTTTAACCAAATTAACTCAACTTTTATATAGTTAACCATTTTATGTGGTTAAACGAGCAATAAAATTAATTTTATTTACCCTTTAACCTATTTAACAACTAAATTGACATCAATTTGCTTGTTAAACTACTTAAACCATCAATCTTCTGGTTAAACGACACAACATCGGCAACCCAGAAAGTACCCAATTCTATACAAAGTATCAATAAAACAATAGAACCCATTCATAATACAAGAGCGTATACCCATTTGTATTATAATATATTTATTTCTTTCGCATTGCCCTCAATGCTGCCATATGTGCTTTAGCTTCTTCTGAACCTTTGGCAAATTTGGGAACAAACTTTGTTACCTTCTTAACTTTCTTCTCTTTAAGTACCCTCATAGAACGTAATTTTGCCATATGAGCTTTCGCTTCTTCTGAACCTTTCATAAACTTAGGCATTTGTATAATATAAATATATTTTATTCTAAATATTTTAAATAATTAAGCCCAATATAAATTCGGTTCACCTCCATATTTTTTAGCAACCGGAATTGTAATTGCTAAAAGTTGTTTTTCAGCAACAGCTTTACTTAATGGTTTTTTAGAAAAATCTTGTGTTCCATTTGTAACTTTAAAACCTCCCTTAACTTTTTTAATTTTATAAGGCATTTGTATAGTATATATAGATTATATTTCTAAATATTCTAAATATTAAATATCATAACCAAACCATTCTAAAATAGATTTTGCTTTTCTCTCTTGTTGAAGATAATGGTTTATTATTTTATATCTTTCCATCTTTTCTATTTGTAACCATAGCTTATCTAAACAACACCTATGATAATGATTATGTTGTACTATCACTGTTTGATTACTATGTTCTATAAACTTATGACAAATCATACATTGCTTAATTTCACATTTAGTTTCATATTCGCTATCCATATATATAGTTTAACAAATTATTTTATACATAAAATATAATTTATTTTTTATCTGTAATAGGGAATTTTTTCATAAATGCTTTATGATTTGCTTCGAGTGATGTAGAATCGCCCCAAAGTAACCATCTCGATAAAGCTCCGGCAGTATAAGGGTCATTCCAGTTTTCTCTCTTTTGATGTCTTAATAAATAGTTTTCTCTTTTAATTTTGTCCCCTTCATCGATATAAGTCTTACCACCTTCTAAACCAAAATGTACTACTTTACCATTATAAAATGTTGCCATAAATCGTTTATCTTTACGTGTTGATTTTTGAATAAGCATTTGTAATAATATAATATTTTATTTTTTGAATTATTTTCTATATAAAATATAAATGGATAACTATGAAAGACGATTATATCACCAAAAATACAATAAATCATATTATCTTAAAAATAAGTTGACTAAACAAACTGAATCAAAAACTTACTTTAGAAAAATATCTTCTTTAAGCGATAAAAGAAATAATATAGATAAACAGCTTAAAGAAAATGATGAAAAAGCAAAAAAATTTAAAGAATTATTAAATTCTTCACATAGTATAAATGAGTCACATTAAAATTAAGCATAATCAAACTCCTCCTCTTAAGAAACCATCATTTTTAGTTGATGGTAAGCTACACGATAAATTAGATGAATTCGAAATAACTAAATTAATGAATAAACATAATTTTACTTTATTTTTAGGAAAAGCAGGAAGTGGAAAGTCAACCCTTTTAATTTCATTACTTCAGTCACCTGCTATGTTTAAAAAAGTCTATCATACTATTATTCTTTTTTGCCCTCCTAATAGTAGAGCATCTATTAAGAATGACTTTTGGTCTGTGCTTCCAGAGGGTCAAATATATGATGAATTGAATTACGATAATTTACAAGAAGCTTATTCCATTGCTGAAGAAAATGCTGCACAAGGATTTAGGACATTAATAGTTTTAGATGATGTACAGAAATATTTAAAAGGTGAATGTGAAAAACTTTTATTACATATGGTTAATAATCGTCGTCACTCATCATTATCAATATGGTTAGCTTGTCAAACTTATAAGAGTATCCCATTACAAGTTCGTATGGGTCTAACCTCGCTTTTCGTTTTTAAAATCCAGAAACAAGAAATGGCAAATATATTTCAGGAACAAGTAGAAATTAGCGATGAAGTATTTAAGGAAATATTAAGCCTCGCATATAAAGAACCCCATCAGTTTATTTTTATTGATTCTAATAGTCAACGTATCTTTTTAAATTGGGACGAAATCATTATAGAATAAAAAATGTTTTATAAAAAAATATAATAATTATATATATTACAAATGGGAGCAAAAGAATTCTTCAAGAAATTAGGTAGCGATACTAAAAAGTTCTTTAGTAAAGGCGGA